AATATGACGAAGAGGGTTACTATATTGATGAGGCGGAAGAAGTTACTACTACTGGTATAAAATATAGTAGGGAAGAAATTGAAAAAATGAAAAATCCTGATGGTAGTGTAACTGTACCGTCAAAAACTAACGAATCAACACAAAAACTATTTAAAAGATTCTTAAATAAAAAGTAATGAAGAAGAGTCAAATCGTAAAAAAAATATTACTTGAAAAGGAGAGAAAAAAAAGTAAAATACACACAAAAAAGTGGGAACGTTGCTTTGACAAAGTATCCAAAGAAAAGGGTGATGAAGCTGCTGCGGCGATTTGTACTTCCTCAATAGGATATAAAGATTCTATTTATAGTAAACATAGGAGAAAAGAATCTGTTAACCCTAAAATGAAAAAGGGTGAATTAATGGAATATGTAAATTCTAAAAAAACAATGAACGAAAACAGAGGACGTAATTTACATATTGTACCCGAATTAAATAGAAGAGAATTTAGCGTTATTGTAGGTTGGTTGGAAAAACTTAGAGAAAGTGGTGTTATTAATATGTTTGGGTGTTCTCCTATGTTAAACTGGACACCAGAGGATTTACATAGATGGTTATATGGACAGAAACAAGATCCTGAGTCTATAGAAAGACAAATAGAAGAGTTAGAATACGAAAATGAGGATGGTGAAAATGATTCTCAGATAGATAGTATGACACAACAATTAGAAACTATACAGTATTTATTAGAAAAGAAACAAGCGGTTAGAGATGTATTAATTAGGGCGGCTTTACAAAGAATTGATAATACCGATGGTAATCATGAATTAAGAAATGTACAAAGAGTGTTCGAAAAATTAGCTAAAGAGGCTTTCCTTATGTGGACATCTGTAGTATATGGTTAATAAAATAATTATTATGAAAAGAAAAAATATTATAAACGAAGTTACTAAAAGAGTTCTTAATGAAAAATTAAGAATTAATAGAATCGTTGAAGCAATTGAGTACGATCCTGAACATCCTGAAAGAATGAATCCAGATTTAGAGGGTAAACTTAGAAGTGGAGAACATATTTTTGGTAAGAGTAAATCAATTCCTGTTGGATCTGAATCGCAAAATTACTCTGAGAAATTAGCGAGTAAAAGATTTAAAGAGATTATTAGTAAGGTTAAAAGATATCATGGAGTACAAAACATCAGTCCAATGATGATGCAACAAATGTTTCAGATTATGAGTGAGGTTAGTCAAATTGAAACGAGACATAAGGACGCATTAGAACAATTGGCGATTGATATTGTATCTGAAGAGTTTGATATTCCTGATCAAATGTTAGAGGCAACTCTTTCACCTCCAGGTTCAGACTTAGGTTTTGAGGGTGATGACGATGAAGATGAAGAAGATTATGGTTCTGACTTTGATACACCAAAAGCACCAAAAAGTGCACAAAGAATGGAGGAGTTGGAAATGGAAGTTGATAAAAGAAGAGTTATAAATGCTTTGATGCAAGGGGCTTCTAAAAAAGGACACTATATTTTCCATATGGTTGCAGATGAATTAGATTCTATTGATCCTAGACTTATGGGACTTTATGGTAAACTTATGTCATTGGCAGATTTCCAATATTGGATTATTCCTGACACTACAATGGGTGGACAAGCTGGTGGTGTCGAAAAAATAGAATGGAGAAAAGCTGAAGAACCTGAAGATTCTGATGAAGAAGAAGAAATGGAAAAAGTTAATGTGGAAGAAGGTGATGAAATCCCTGTTGTAGTTGCAAAAGCGTGGATATTCCCACTATTAGTACATGAATTAATTAAAGGGACATTAGAGTTATCCGCAATCAATTGGGCGGATGGACATTTAGATTTTGAGGAACAAGCGGAAGTAATTAAAAGAGCAGACACTGTAGAAGGTGAGATTTGGGGAATGAGATTAGGTCCAGGTATGTGGGAAAAATTCTTAGATTGTGTAGGTGCAGAAAACTATGATATGAAACAATGGTTATTTCAAGAATTAACTAAGTTACCTGCGAAACAATTTCACGAATTTATGAAAGAGATTTTAAGTGGTAGTCAAAAGTGTAAAGAAGTTATCCAAACACTAAAAGACTTACACGAAGAAGATCCGTCAGAAGGGTTAGATGATATATTTAATGATACGGGATATGATGATATGGATGATATCTTAGATAACTTAGGTGATGAAGGTGAAGAAGACCCTATGTTATCTCCACAACCTAAAGAAGTTGACTATTCTGAGATGTCACCTAGAGAAATACAAGATTTAATAGATGACGCATTAGACAACGGTGATTTTGATACGGTAGCGAAACTTCATAAATATTTATAAACATAAAATTTATTATATAATTAATCCCATCACATAGGTGGGATTTTTTATTTTAAACCAATATTTATTAATAAAACAAATAATGTTAGAACCACAAGAAATAAAATTATTTAATAAGATACTAAGTAGATTATGGAATAAATATGACGGGGATGTAGAGGTTTATGATTTAGCTGAAGAACTAGAAAGTTTATTAGGTGCAGATAGTTTTACATTTAAAGAAAGAGTTTTCGGTATATGGAATTTTATAACCAATGAAATTGGTGAAGATCCTTTTGACTATTCTAGAGATGGGGATAGTTTCTTAAGAAATAATTTTTATTCAGATGAGACTATTAACTTATTAGACAGTAGTGGGTGGTTAGATAAATATTATACATTAGATACATTTATCATACACCCATCAAAAGAGAATAAACGTAAAGAACCTAAATCTGTTTATGGTGATATTCAAATGGAAGGGGATAAAATATATTTAATTTGTGATTATTGGAGCGATTTTTCAATATTATTTAATAAAGATGATAGAGATATTGCAGAAAGAGTGTTAGGTGAAGATTGGTCAGAGTTATATGGTTGGTTTGATGTAGATTTTGATAATGATGTGTGGGATAACTTAGACGAAAAATCTTTACAACATATAAAAGAATATATTAAAGAAAATGATTTTATTGGAAAACCTTTAGATTATGATGAAGACCCAGATGAAAGTGGTTTAAGAGAAGATATGTTAGAAGATAATAGTTTATTGGGTGAGTTGATAGATAACGAAAGTATGTTTAATGATTTAAAAAGTGAATTAGAAAATTTTTATAGATGGGCATATGAATCTGCGGCGGAAGATGAGTTGTTTAAAAAAATGAAAAATGAAATAGTTTCACTTATCGGTTCTGAGGGTGAATGGGATATGGTAAAATCAAAAAAAGAAGGTGGTTCTGATAAACATATACTTAAGTTTGATGTGACGGATAAATTTATGGAGTACAACCTTAACTATTTAGATTGTCAAGGAGAATTTCCACAATATCAAGAACATTACTTTTTAAATGTTATTCAAGATTATTTGTATTGTATGGATGAAATGTTACAAACACCTGATATGGGTTATTTCTATCCCAACTCAACAAAGGTTGAGGAACATTTAAATTATAATGTATTAGGTAATTTATAATATGAAGATTAAACTAACAGAAAGTCAATTAAGTAGGATAGTAGAAGATAATTTACACCCTAAAGAAGAACGCTTTTTAAATATGTTTTTCGAAAGGGTTAAAAATTTAAGACCTTTTGACGCATTAGATGTTTATTTTAGAGACTTTGGTTTTGATGTTCGTATGATGGAACATAGTAAAAAAATCTATGATTGGTTTAGATATACAATTCTTCCGAAATTGGGTGGTCATTGGATGAATTTACATGGTACACATAAAGGAATACCTTCTCTATTTGATTTAGTTATTGAAAGGGAGTTAGATATGATAGTTGGTAGTGATAGAAACGGTTACCAAAAACTAAAGGCAATTATTAATTTAGATGAATTATTTCCTTGGCATTATCGTAGTGATAAAATGAAAACTTTGTCGGAGGTTGGTGATGGGTTAATATATGACGCAGTAGAGGATTTATTTAAACAATATGAACCCAAAGAAGCGATTAGACAAGCTTCGATTTTAAAAGATAAAATGGGTAGTCGTAAGTTTGAGTCTGTCAATTCTATAGTTAAAGGTTTTGCAGAAAAAAATGGTTTAACTTTAATACCAAAACATAAAGGATATACATTTAAGAGGGGTGAAGAAACTATGGTTAGAGAGTTAATAAATTATATGAAGGATGTACCACAAAAAACTAAAAGAGGGTTTTTAAATTATATTGGTAGTCACTATGGTAGGGGTCAACACTCTACTTTTTGGAGTGCGGTTAATAAGGCAGGTATCATACAAAAAGTTGGTGGCGGTAACAATGTTACTTATGAGTTAGGCCCAAACTACAAAGCGTGGGAAGAAGGTAATACTGTCGCATTTTAACCATTTAACCATATTTATATAAAAAAGAATTATGGATAGAGCGGAACAATTAAAGATATTTGCCCGTTGTTTAGGTGATCCATCATATGCGATAGAAACGTTTTTAAAGACATTTGATTTAACACAAAAGGGAATGGTTCCTTTTAAGTTATTTTACAAACAAAAAGAAATCATTAAATCTTATGAAGAACACAATCGTAATTTGGTAACTAAACCTCGACAGGCTGGTGTGTCTACAACTACCGCAGCATATATTGCAGTTAAAACTGCGTTTGGTGATCCAGATAACCCACATAAAGTGTTGATATTAGCCAACAAACAGACATTGGCACAAGAATTCTTAAAAAAGGTTAAAGACTTTTTAGATCAGATACCATATTGGGTTTGGGGTTTAAATGAAGGCTCTGATTATTTAGAGATTAACTCAAAAGGACATCTTAAATTAAAATCAAATGGGTGTGAGATTAGAGCGCTAGCAACATCTAAAGACGCATTAAGGGGTTTTACACCAACATTCTTAGTTATGGATGAGGCAGCCTTCATCGATAATGGTGCAGAAGTATTCGGAGCAGCTTTAGCTTCATTAGGTACAGGTGGTAAGATTGCATTGATATCTACACCTAATGGTATGGATCCATTATATTATAAAACTTACGATAAATCTAAAACAGGTGACAACAACTTCAACATAGTAGAAATGAAGTGGTATCAAGACATCCGATATAACAGAGGTCTTTATTGGACTAGGGGTGAAGATGAAAAAGAAGAAAAGATAGAGTGTGATACTGTTGGTAGAACTAAATTACGATGGGAATATATGGATAATATATATGAAACTGATGAATCTACTATAGAGTATTATGAAGTTATGGTAAAAGATGGGTGGAAACCATTATCCCCTTGGTATGAGGAGATGGCGGCAGATATGGGTGACCCTAAGAAGATTGCACAAGAACTTGATGTTTCATTCATTGGTTCAGGAGGTAATGTGGTAGACGATGAATATATTACATATCACGAAGAAAACTTTGTAAAGGACCCAGAATTTGCATCTGAGGTAGAAAAAAGTATGTGGATATGGAAACAACCTGAAGTGGGACATAAATACATAATGGGTGTTGATGTTAGTAGGGGTGATGGTAAAGATAGTTCTACTATTGCGATATTAGATTTTGAAAACTTAGAACAAGTTGCAGAATTTAAATATAAACTACCACCAGATATGTTAGCGGAAATAGTTTATAAGTATGGTAATATGTATAACGCATATACTGTAGTAGATATTACGGGTGGTATGGGTGTTGCAACGGTATTAAAACTTTTAGAAATGGAATATAAACATCTACATTATGATGATCCTAAAAGTAGAAAATTATCCGAAAAATACGCAAAAACCGCATATAAACAAGGGGATAAAGTACCTGGATTTAATGTTGGTAATACTCGTTTACAAATGGTTTCTGAATTAGAAGAACATATTAGAGAAAATAAAACCATTATACGTTCACAAAGAATGATATCCGAACTTAGAACTTTTGTTTATAAAGGTGGTAGACCCGATCATATGGAGGGTTATCACGATGATATCATTATGGCTTACGCTATGGCGATATTCATAATACAAACTTCTTTTAAGAAATTAGAACAAGTTGAGAAACAAACTAAGGCTATGTTAGAGAGTTGGGTTAATGTATCAAATAAAGAAACTAAACCTTTATTTAATGATCAACAACACGTAAATCCTTTTTATACAAATACACCCACCTATCACCCAAAACAAGCGAATAATGGTAATAATGACAATGGAGAATATAATTGGTTATTCGGAATTAAATAGTATTTAGATTTTTTAGATATTTATTATAATAGTAACAAAGTATATTTAATAAAATGGCAAGAAAAACGATATTTCAACAATTAAATGACTTATTCGGTCCAGAGGTAAACAGACCACAGAATAAGTCTAGATATTCTATAAATGATAAAGAACTTCTAAAAACTAAATCTAAAGAAGAATATGATTATGAGAAGTTAAAAAGACAACAAGACGCTTATTTAGCGAATCAATGGCAAAAGGTAGATAATGAAATTTACCAACATTCAATTTATTATGAGACAACGAGATTAGCGTCTTATGCAGATTTTGAGGGGATGGAGTTTTTCCCAGAAATCGCAGCGGCTTTAGATATTATGATGGAAGAGTCTACTACGTTAAATGCAGATAATAAAGTAATAAATATATTTTCTGAAAGTAGAAGAGTTAGAAGAATATTAGAGGATTTATTTTTTAATAGATTAGATATACACACATCATTACCAATGTGGACAAGAAACGTATGTAAATATGGTGATGATTTCCTTTATTTGAACATTGATAGTGAAGATGGTATTACTGGTGTAAAACAACTACCTAACATAGAAATTAGTAGAAAAGAAAATGCAGGTTTTGGTGAAAACTCTGTAAATGCGGAACAAGATAAATTTAACCCAGTTAAGTTTGTGTGGGGACAAAGAGATATTGAATTTAATGCTTGGCAAATTGCACACTTTAGATTATTAGGTGATGATAGAAGATTACCTTATGGTACTTCTATGTTGGAGAAAGCGAGAAGGATATGGAAACAATTATTACTTTCTGAAGATGCAATGTTAATATATAGAGTAACAAGAGCACCAGAGAGAAGGATATTTAAAATCTTCGTTGGTAATATTGATGAGAAAGATGTACCTGCATACGTTAACCAAATCGCTAACAACTTTAAGAGAAGTCCTGTTATCGATCAGAATACTGGACAAATAG